AAGCCAAAGCTTGAAATATTGCAGCTCAGCTTGCGTGTACAGCTCAGGAGTCTTAAGAGCCTTTTTAACCAGCTTCTTTTTCTTTGTCACGGCCACGCTTGTTCTTTTCCTCTAGTTTAGCGCGGGCCTTCGCCAAAGCTTCCTTGCGGTTGGACTTTGCTTCCTCTTTGTTACGAGAAGGATCTTTGTCACCCTGCTGCTCCGCCTTCTTCTTGAAGTGCTCAAGCAAAGCTGGTGGCATCTTGCCGCTGGCCATAATTAAAAAACCTTTGTATCTATTCTAGAACTTTTATGCTTCTGTTTCGTCAACAACATCAAGGCTGTTTGCGCCCTGGCCCAGGTACTTGCCGCGCAGGCTCTTGGTAACTGGTTTAACACCCTCTGAGATGTAGCTAGACCCTGTGGTTCCAGTCTGCTCATCTTTGCTTCCAAAGAAGCCGGGTAAATTAATGTCTCCAGCAAACCGTTTTTGCAAGTCTTTACCACCAGGGGCTGCCTGTATGGAGCGTCCGATGGCTGTGCCAGGACCGGCAAGTTTCTCTGCCATGGAGCGAACAATGCCTTCGTTGATGTCAGCATTGCTGCCGGGAACATCCCCTGATTTTGTGTTGCCCATTAATATTGTCCTAATCTCTTAATTTTACTGCGCCTTACGTCGGCTGGCCAGTTCAACTGCACGCCGTGCTTTCTTGGCGCGATCTGTGTTGGCAACAAATTGTTTACCTTCTCTGGACTCACGTTGTTTCTTTTCGTCGGTCCTTTTGCGCTCCTCTGGCGAAAGCTTTGCCCAGGCCGCCTCTGGCAGATAACGCTCCGTTCCCTTTTGTCCCGGTTCAATTGCTTTATCTGCCATGTTAATTCAATGTGATTTTCAACCAGGGGGGCAGGGGTGGGATTGATCCTGTCAACCTCATTACACCATCTGCAAACAATCCTAAAACAAACCAACCAACAACCATGCTAATTAATCCAGCATTTCTGTTATGGCGACGAATTGCAGCTTCAATTAAATCTCGGCATTCCTGCTGTGTTACCAATGCCTCCGGTTTAATTTCTTTAAATCTGTGACCCATAAATCACTGGTCCGCAATAGGCCCACCATAGAGCCATGCATCACAGGTCCTTGCAGCTGCACATTTAAATTTAAAGAGCTGGCAATAACCAAGATTGGCACGCTCTTGAACATCCCAGGGATCCGCTAATTCTTTTTCGTTAATGCCCTGGATAATGCAGTCTAGTATCTTGTCAGACTGATCAAACGCAGCACAGTTACAACAACGTGCAGATTGAACCGTCTCTACATCGCTGTTCCAAGTCTCGGCTTTCTTCTCCCAAAAACCAGGGTCGGGAACATCAGGATTTAACGGACCATAGGCAAAGTTTTTGATGGTCCAGTTGCGATTTTTAATGTTGTCTTCAATGTCGGTCGTTGCACGGGGGCACGAATCACCAACAGCCGTTGCTGTTTTGTTTAGCAGAATCTTTGCTTTGGTCTCCATCTTACGCGGCTGCCACGTAGAAGGTTACAACAGCAGCGGTGCCGCCGGACTCTGAAACCCACACGGGCTTGATGAATTTTACGGGCCGATCACCCACGCTGATGACATGGTTGCCGTTGGCTGTAATTGTAGTGGCACCAATGATGGGTGCGTATTCTGTGCCATCAATGCTGCCGTCCAGGCGAACAATGACGTTGGTGTTAATTGTTGCAACCTTGACAATCAATGTGTATGCCTTGGTAGAAAACAGATCATTCTCGGCAACCTGAACGACGTTGCCATCTCCCGGTGCGGTTAAAGCTGTGCCTGTATTAAAGATTGTATCGGAGAAGCCGGGGATGCCCATCGTTATCTTGTATTTAATTAAATTTTAGTTCTACTTGTTTTTCTTTTCGTATTCGTCTTTGGTCATCCACTTCTGATCGCCCCAGCGCTTCAAGGATTTTTGTCCTTCCGTTTTTTCTCCTGTGTAGCCGCCGCCACGTCGCTTGTATGCCTGGGCCAGAAGTTGCGCTTTCCTAGCACTCCATTGACCTGGTTTCCCTCCTTTAGAGCCAGCTTTAATTTGATTTTTGAGGCGCTCTCTGAGCTCAGGTTTTGTGTAAGACATTATGCGAAATAATTCATTGACTGTTGTTCAGTCATCTCTTTGACCAAAGAAAATGGATCAATAAAAGAAGACGCTCTTTGCGGGCTGGAGTAACCAAAACCAATTGCGTTTGACATCAACTGATCACGGTAACTCTCAAGAAAACTTTTGGGCTCTTGTTTTTTACCGCGTGCATCAATGATGGTGATGTTGGGCTGAAGTTGAGCTGTCTGCACTGGCTGCCGCGCAACGGTTGGCTGACCGGGAACAGTTGTTTCCTGTCCACCTTTTGTATGGAGCAGCCGAACCTCATACCCCTCCGGCGTCATGATGCTGCCGTAGCCTTTACCAGGCTTGAAGGTACCGGCGCCTTCCCAAAACAGTTGCTCGCCCCCGGCAACACCAAAATCAATTCCCTTGTGATCTGTCGATGCGCCTTTGGTTGGTGCCGTCCGTGGTCCGTAACCGGATGTGATTGGAAAAGATGGCGTAAATTGACCGCCCTTTTCCTGATACAAAGGAGTCTTGCCTTTGCCGACCTTTAGACGTTGCAAGCCAGAACGCCAGGTGGCGGGGTCAATGTACTGACCATCTTTAAGAACGCGGACATCAAGATGCGGACCTGTGGTGGGGAGAACGTCCTCACCAGCTTTTGCGACAGTTCCTGCAAATGTGATGCCCGCCATGTGTTACGCCTTCCTTTGAGCAAAATAGCCAGGAGATGCTGTGGTCCCTGAAACGCTGCCCAGCATGGTTTTAAACAGTCCTTGACTCATTTTAGCTGCGCTGCTTTCACCAGACGCTGCAGGTGCAAAAGCTTCATTCAAATAGCCAGAAAGAAAACTTTTGCCGAGCTTTGTTTGAAAATCATCCTCTTGCTCAACGCCATCTGTTAAAACAATGACTGTATTTGGTTGTTGCTGCTGCAGAGGAGCAGGAGCAGCAGGCTGTGGTTGAGTTCCGGTCAGTGGATCGCCCAGTGTGGCCTGAGCCATTTTGTAAAGTTGTCCGCCTTTTTGAAACTTGGGAAGAGAACTTTCAACGGAAGTGCCAAAAGTATCTTTTGCTTTTAACGATACGTTGGGATTGCCGCCAAGAACAGTTGCATAGGCCTTGGCAATTCCCATGCCTGGTTTGTAACCACGACTTTGGAAATACTTTTCGACGTAAGGCAGCTGCTCTGCAATGCTCATATCCTTGGAGGGCAGGCCAACCTCCTTTCGAGCACCTGGGCCAAATTGAATCAGTCCACGGTATTGACCACCGGAGCCACCCCAGACGTTGGGGCGGAACCCTGATTCTTGGTGAACCAGGGCGCCAAACTCGTAAGGGTCAAGGCCGAGCTTGGAAGCTGTTTGAAATACGGCTTGGCGATCTTCTGGTTTTAGTGTGCCAATTTTTGCTTGTGCCATGTTCGTATCACCGGAAATCGTTGTTAAAGATAAGCCGAGTACCAACGGCAACGTCAGCCGGGCCGGGAAGAGCTTGAATAAATTCTGCGCCTTCTCGGTTGAATCGATAGCGTGCTTGTTCTGGGTTTCGGTAATTGGGGACATAGAGATGGTTCGCTAATCGATCCGTCTCGTACAAATAGATTGCCGTCCACGTTTTTAACGTGTCCTTGTAGTCGGTCGTACTGATCGTACGATCAACGTCACCAGCAATATTTTCTCTCCTTCCAGCGGGCGTTACATTATTGTTAACGCTTCCGGTCATATCGGTGCGTTTTTCAGCCTCGTCACACCGAGTGACCTGTTCGACAATCTTTGAGTACCAGTACGAATCTGGGATGTTGTTGACAGCTTCCTCAAGCCTTGCTTGGTCGCCAGCGGGGATTGATGTGGTGTTATATCCCAGGTGCCAGCGTACTTTTGACTTGAGGAAACTATCGAGTTGCATTACTCAACGCGAATGAGATTTTCTTTAATAATCTCATCCCAATCAACACGCTTAATTGCTTTAAGTTGATCGAGTTTGAGAAATTTTTCACCAGGCATGGATAACTGAAGATCCTTAATATCCCTGGCTGTCTTTAATCCTACACCAGGCAAATGGTCAGCAATCTGACGAGCCGATGCAGTATTGACGTTGATTCGCGTATCAACGGGAAATGTTTCTTTTGGAAGCGGAATAGCAGGCTTAACACCCTCTGATTCAAGCTGAGCAGTTAAACGCTCTTCCGTCCGAAGTTTTTCGTTGGTTGCCTCGAGGTGGGGGATGAGGTCCTGTTCTTCGACATACAGAACCTCATCTTGAGAATCAATGCACATAACGACACCGTCGCCATGCTTTGCAATCATCTCGACAAGGCCGCCAGTTGGTTTGTACTGATAGAGCATCTAGGTTGTAAACGATCTACCAGTACAATACCAACCTTTACCTTAGTTTGCTACTGATCAGCTGTCAGTGCCGCCCACTTGGGAGGCGAAGTCAATGAAGCCCTGGATGTCGTTCCAGGACACAGCAGCGGCGGGGCGCAGGTAGTTGACGCGGCACAGCAGGTAAGCGGCCTTACCAGCGGTCGAGTCATCGGCGCTGATGTACACACCGTCACCAGTGATGGTGGTGTTGGTGATGGCATTCAGGTTGTACACCTTGAAGGTGGTGTCAGCCGTCACCTTGTACATCATGGAGTTCGCGGCGTCAGCGGCCACGATACCGGCGGTGGTGACACTGGTCCAGAAGGGCAGGTCGCCGGTGGTGGTGTCGCCGGTGCCTTGAGCAATGCCGGAAGCACCAATGGTCAGACTGGAGCTAGCAGCAGAGAGGCCGTTGGCCTGGGTCGAAGGCACACCAAAAGGAACACCAGAGTTGTCGGGACCGAGAAGCAGAACTTCGGTATCGGTACCAAGCAGGTCGGCGGTCACAGGGGAGGCGGGGAAGCCTGCCAGACCACCAGCCGGGATGTCCTGAGCCAGCGCCAGAGAGGCGCCATAGATGTAAGCAGGACGGGCAGAACTAGCCTGCACCACCAGAGAAGTGCGGTTGTCACGCACCCGGTCGTCAGGACGACGGTCGGGGGAGGGGATGGTGATGTTGAAGCTCTTGTAGTTGGCTTTATCAGCGGAGAGGTTATCAACCTTGATGTAGCCAATCAGCTCGTAGGATTCAACACCAGGCCAGCCGTACACACCTTCGGTGTTGTAGGAAGACAGGCGGTTGATTTGATTACCGGGTTGCAGGATTGCACCGGCTTCTTCTTTGTAAGCAGCCATTGTTAAGTACCTCCTTTATCACTCAGTAATGGTAAAGGCACAGGTCACGAAGTCCTTGTTCAGGTTCGCGAAACCGGCGTACAGCTGCCAA